CACCGAACCACTTAAGCCTGGTCATCCCTGACCCTCCAAATGACCTTGGCTCATCGTACCCTGTATAAAGGTTATCCTGCCTTACAGGTAGATTGAGCGTCACTGTGTAATCAGAACCAGTCTTAGCTCTGAAAAACAAGAGCCTAAATGGGATAGGGAACAGAGCAATATTTGCTCTCGGAAATGACTGCCTAGCTAAGCTCCATAGTGCAGCCGGCACCTCAGGTGTGGTACAAGCAACAGGAGTCTCCGAAAAACTCTTATTAAGAGCCTCTATCCACTCATTAACCTCTCTGTAAGACCTCCTCCTGAAGATTGCTACCTCTCGATCTGACAGCAGCTTAAGCATAGCTGCACTCTGCGCAGAGGCAATCATATCACTGTATTTAACAAAGCTAGGCGTAGATTGGATGAGGTCAGTGTAGCAACCTGGGACAATAAGAGTTGACTCTTTTGCAAGCAGCTTCAGCACTTTACCCAGCTTTGACCTTAGAGGATGGACAACCTCGATAGGGCTTGCTAATCTTGAAGATACAGTTTCAAGGATGCTCGCAGCAACCCCTACCCCAGAGACGTTGGATACGGGGCAGTTGATCGGGACAACCTGAGTAAAGAGCTCTGACGCGTCTGTCTTCCCTATTACCCCAGTAGACAATGCATTAAGGTAAGCTGTTATTATCCTTGGGAACTGCCTTGCCATCAATTGTAAATCTGCAACCATGTGCTCAAGGCCTGTTGTACTGTCTAGACTACACATACTTTCAGCCGATGGGACACCAAAGCCCCCTACATGAGGCCTTGCCGTTACCAGTAGCGAGACAACGCCATCAGTAATTCCTGGGAAAAGAGATCTCAGTAGCTTTATTGTATGGTAATGAGCTAGGTAACTAGCAATCACAGGACACATGCCTCTTGAGACTGCAGCAGAGCACTGAGAGATCACCACCCCCACCTTCGAATTAATAGTAATCAGTGTTTCGAGGGAATCAGAGATTCCAATCTTACATGCTTCCTTGGTAAAGTAAGGAATGACTTTCCCCTTATAGCCATTAACCCCTAGGTACTCCCAGACGCTGTGTGAGACAAACATCTTTGCTAACTTGAACTCTAAACCCATGCTTCTGTATAGCAGCTGCATTTTGTCCAGGATTACCTTGAGTTTCTCCTGCACTAACGCTGCAATAGCTGGCTCTTTGCCATCAAGGAATTCTGCCATCACATCCTCGGTTGTTC